CCCATTGAACGTCTGGCCATTCCAGTCAAGGAACTGCCGACCTGGGACGAGGCCGGAATGAAGAAGTATTTCAAGGCGATTCCCGAAGTGGATACTGTTGAATTCAATAGTGTGAAGCGCCTCATTATGGTCACTCGCAACCCCAACCATTTTAAATCCATTTATAACGAGGCCGGAGACCGGATTGCCGTGAAGTACGATGAGACCGTCACCTCCAAGACAGCAGGGGATTGGGTCGACGGGCTTCGCAAATCGTTTGCGGATACATTCCCAGGTGGAGTTCTGGCGGCGCGCGAATACGTTGAGAAGGAAGCTCTGGAATGTCTGCCCACCGATTTCTCGGAGTTTGTGAATACCTTCATTGACGGACTGGATGTGAAGAATGCTCTTCTTTTCCAGAAACGTATCCAGGGTCTCGTGTCCTACTACAAAGGTAGCGATGAACGTATGCTTCCGAAACGCATGGATGACGACAAGATGATTGAGAAAGTGGAAATGTCCGATGAACAGTTCAATCGCTATCTCGAAATGCGTCACAAGGAAATCTCAATGGAGTCCAAGAAATCGTCAAAGGGTCCCGGTTCACTCAACGAAGACTTTTCTACCTACCGCGTGATGTCCCGCCTCGTGTGTAACTATGCTGTTCCCTCTGATCTCCGCGGATCTTCGGAAGAGACGAATGAAGATACCGCCGGAGCCGACGACGACAAGGCTGCAGTTTTGGATAAACTCCGGCAGAATCCCGCTCGGTTCCTGCAGGAAGAGGGATTGAAAATGTATTCACCGAAAATGTTGAAGATGTTGGCCAACATTAAAGAAACAGGGAACGTGAATCAGTTAATCTACTCCAATTACCGTAAACTTGAAGGCTTGGGAATCATTAGCGCCATTCTGGACGCGAACGGGTACCAGGCGTACCGTATCGTGAAAGTCGACGGAAAGTATGTGGAGGATCCTACCCTAGATCCCAAGAAGCCCGCATACGCGTTCTATACAGGCGAAGAGAAGAAGGAGATCAAGGAGATCATGCTCCATATCTTCAACGAAGATTATCGGACCCTGCAGTCTGTTTATCCTGAACACGTACAATCCATGAAAGAGAGTATTCTTAAGCGCGGGGGTGAGAAACTACTTTGTGTTCTGATGATTACCGCGTCAGGTGCCGAAGGTATTAACTTAAAAAATGTTCGGCGTATCCACATTTCCGAACCGCACTGGAATCCGGCACGTACAGATCAGGTGATGGGTCGTGGTATTCGCCTCTGTTCTCACGCCACTCGTCAAACTCTGGGCGCAGGTGGAACAGTCAACGTCGAAGTTGTAGCAGTAGAAGACCGCACGATCCGGATTTCTTACTATATCTCCGTGTTTTCTGATGCTCAGGCGAAATCGTCATCTGGGTTCAATATTGTCTCTACTCGCCGAGCAGATACTCGTCCGAAGAGGTACGACACGAAAGATGGAGGTAGGGCCCCCGAAGCATTCATGACGTCCGATGAGTTTCTGTACGAAATCTCGTACGAAAAGGAGCGAATTACCGGTGGTATTACTCGTCTCATCAAACAGGCAGCAGTGGACTGTGAGATTCATCGTAAACTCCACGGTCGCGAGAAGCCTCTTTTACAGTGTCTCCGCTTCGACAGTTCCGTGAAAGCTGAAGATCTGGCGTCGCACCCCGATATCAAGAAAGACGAACGCGATGCTTCTTATCTCCGGAACGTCATGAAACGGTCGCGGCGGCTTCAGCTGATCAAGGTCAAGGACTTCGTGTTCTTGTACGACCCCGAAACCCACGAAGTCTTTGACCACTCGGCATTCGGAGACAATGAACGTCTCCTGAAACTTGGAGTGATGAAAACTAACAAGATAGAATTCTTTACTTATGAATAATGGCTCGGACAAGGAGTAACCGGATCCGAACGCCTCGTAAATTCCCAAAAGATCAGCCTCAGACAGCAGGTGATGGGTCCGAGATGGATTACCAAGCTATCATCAAGGCCCATAAACTCAAGCAGGTGATTGTGAATCCCAAGAGCAAGTTTGTGGTCTGCACGTACTGGTGGGGTCGCGGAAACGCCAACAAGAACTATCTCCGCTTCGGCGATGCAACGACCGATCAGGCTATCAAGGACGGAAAGCGTGTGGCGTATGCATGTACCGGCGAGTTTATCGAACAGATCCGCGAGAACATTATCGAGGAAATACGTGAGGAGGAAGAGACAGAACTAGCTGTTGAGAAAGTGGGCAGTGAGGCAAAATTCTACGCCATGCCGAAAGAGAAGCGGATTGCTCTCCTCAAGAAGATCAATCTGAAGTACACCAAGAAGAAAGTTGATGAGATTCTAGCCCGTCCCGATATTCAGGCGAAGATATCTGCAGCGATGAAGAAGAACGAGCTTGATATGACGACCGAGGGGAAAGTCAAGCAGGAAGCTATCAAGTTCGAGGCAATGATTGATGTCTGGACGAAGATGTGCGAGTCGATCGGCTGCAACTATATTGTTGAAGAGTACCCCGAGTTTGCGGCTCCCGGAAAGTACCAGTTGGCCATCAACCTGAAACCTCTCTTCATCAAGGAAGCGCTTATGACGGCTAGTGTAGAGGGTCGCGGTGTTCTCTACATTGACGGAGACATGACGATTAAGCACTACCCCGATATCTTTGATATGCCCTCAATTGATTTCATGGCGCGCGGCTGGAATGCGGATCCGCGAGGAAGCGTGAAATACCTCAAGAACGATATATGCTTTGATCCCTACATTTTTGAGACATCGGGGGGCACCATGTTTTTTGGGCCTACCCGCCCAGCAGTCCTACTTCTGAAAGAATGGGCACGGGTCTCCGCTCTCCCCGAGATGAAAGGAAAAGCCGATGATCGTATTCTCTCAATGGTCTTTACTACTGGGCGCCAGAATGAAGCGATATCCTCTATTCAACTACCCATTGAATACCTGTGGCTCACCGATGCGTACGATTTCCAGAAGCCCGAGGACATTGTGAAGGATCGTATCTACATTGAACATCCCGCATGTTTGACGGCCGAGGAGACTGCGCGTGACCAGGGTGCAGCAGCCTCTCGCGAGCCTCCGAATTACGAAAAAGTTATCTCGGACATGATTGACTGTGCCCAGCCGGGCGGAGTGGTTTACGAGTACGTGTTCTTTACCGAACGCCGATTCGTGGAGTCATTTGAACCCTACCTGAACTATCTACGTCGGTCCAAAAATGATAAGGGAGAGCCGTTCTACAAGGTCGTGAGCTTTGACGAGTACTACGGTAAGTACAATGCGGTAGCGTACAAGAATATGGAATTAATGAATGCAGTTGATGTGAGCACTCTTCCTCCGACAAACGAGCTGATGAAGCTGCCGCAGGATACGACTGTTCCAGCAATCCTTGCCTGTTTCAAGAACGGCAACGAGGTTCTGATTGGAGATTTCAAGGCCACCTATTCTGGGGTCTACGATCTGATGGCCGAAAATATCGGGGACCAGACTCAATCGCCGTACCAGCGGAAGATCAAGGTGGATATCCGGAAACCGATGTACATGTCGGGTCTGAATCCTGTGCTCGTTCACCTCCTCATGATGTGTGAGACGCTAGAAGATATAAACAAGCACTATTATGAAAGTTTCCTATTTGCCTCTCGCATCCGTTCATGGTGGTCTAAAACGGATCAGGCTTCGGCTTAAATAGGGGAGAGTACACCAGTACCACACAATGCCTGTTCCCGTCTCCCATACCTTCACGAAGACGGTGTCTGGCCCTCTGGAGATCCATTTCCAGAAGAAGGCCGCCGATCTCAACCTTGCCCCGCCGATCTTTGAAACAAACAACACAACCTATGCGGTGATGCTGGATCTGAACGAAATGTGTCTTGCCGACAAGTACGGTTCTAGCGCCAGCAATATTCCTACCTGGATTTGGCGCCAGATCCATCATATTCTTCATAGGCTCCTGAAGGAGGGGAACATGGAATACATTGATATTACGCCGTACAACTTCATCGAAAAGGATGGAGTTGTATGGTGCATTGATTACGGTCATGCGTACCCTTTCCGTGGACAGGTGCAGAACTGGTTTCTCAAGGAAATGTTGGAGAAGAAGCTGCGACGCTGGAACCCCGACTTTGCCTAAAAATATTGTTAGATCATAAGAAGATGTCTTGCTCGCTGACGGTAATTTTTGATATAGACGAAACACTCGTCTATTACATTTCCAATCGGCTAAAGCCCACGTCCTGGGATAAACTCGAGGAGTCCGAAAAGGCAAAATATACTGTCGTAGATGGCGGATCTGGTATTTTTCTCGTGCGCCCACACCTCGATGAACTCTTCAGTTTTTTATTGGAGAGCGGCTGCAAGATTGGGCTGTGGACGTGGTCTGATAAAGGGTACGCCATGGGTATGCGTTCGGCTGTTCTCGGCAAGTGGAAAGATAACATCCAGTTTGTTCTACACGATGAACATGCCGAAGCAAGTGGGGAGTTGCACGGGAACTCCAAAGATCTGAATTTTCTGTGGTACGGTCCGGAAAAGAAGGACTGTCTCGAAGAATGCAACACAATTCTGATTGACGACCTGCCGAGTAATGCGGCTAACTCGTCAAACATTAAGAATTCAATTACGATCGAACCGTTTGGTCCGTTTGGAGAAGTCAAGGACCGTTCGGATCCTTACAAGGACTGTTCAAAAGATACTGCATTCCTAGAATGCATTGAAATTATCAAGCGTGTTCTTCCCAGGACCAAAGGCTGCTATGATGGCGGGAGCGGGGATAATATTTTTAATGAGAAGAATATTGCCGCTGCAGGTCTAGAAGGCAGTGTGAGGAACATCCTACTGAAGAAGACCGGAAAGGTCGTCAAGGGAATTGGCGCGGGGAAGTCTCACTTTTTCGTGGCCGGGCGTCGGCATCGGACGTTCAAGGCTTCGCGATCACGCTCTCGAGGAAATCGTCGCAAACCTTCGACCAAGGGCGCGCACGGGCGAGGGCGACACACGCTTCGGAGGTCTCGCGTCCGCACATAGAGAGCGCCTTCTCCATACCCTCCGCAACGGCCTCCCCGGTCGTGGTATACTCCGTCAGACCCACACCCGCAGTCATCTGGAGGTATGAGTACGACGTAGGGGGCAGACGCACACTCGTCTTGTCGTTCATGAACGCCTTGTAGCAGTCCAGGTCCAGAACCACCTGCGGGGCACCCGTCGCCATGTGCTCTAGCTGACAGAGACCGAACCCCTCACCCGCCGACGTGTTAATGCCCACATCAGCAACATTGTATAGCTGGTTGATCGCGTCATCGTTGAAGTACGCCTGAGGAGCCGTCGTATCAATAATGGTCACGCGCGTACCGTACTTCAGGTTGTCCAGACCCAGTAGCTCAAGCTCATTGAGGTAGATCTGGAGAGGCTGGTAGAAGGCACCGCCCTCGGGCTTCACGCCCGTCACCAGGACGAGATGGAGGGGCTGATCAGGGAGCTTCTTGAGGAGGCGCGCAAATCCCATGACCGTGAGATCCAGGCGCTTACGCTGGGAGTTACGGTTCATGTTGAGGAACACCTTATCGCCCGACTTGAGGTTGAGGTTCTTGCGAATACCTGCGCGCTCGCCGTCCGTCAGGGGCTTGAACACTAGTGAGTCAATACCGTGCTCCAGAACATCGATCTTAATGTTCGGGGTCGTCAAGCGGGTCATGAGATACTTCTTCCACTCCTCCGTGAAGCAGAGGATCCGGTCAGAGGCATTCTCAATATTGCGCAGAAGACCCATGTCGGCACCCTTGTACACCTGATCGAGGTAGACCCAGAGCTTCCAGGACTTCGGGACATCCTTGACCTGCTGGATGAACTGATTGATCACGATGGGATCGTTATAAATCATGATGATGTCGGGGTTCACGGTGTCGACATACTCCTTGAACTTGTTAAAGCCAAACCCCTGCTCCTTCGGGTCCTCGTTGGCCGCGGCATCGTACTGGATAATACCCGTGAGCGGACGGGCAGGTGTCGGAAGACGAGCGGGCGTACGCTGGAACCCGAAATGAAAGATCTTGATGAGAGGCGCCATAGTACCGAGCTGCTTCAGGAGATTGTAGGAGACCTTCGAATAGCCCGTGACCTGCTCGGTGTGCGTGGAAACCAGGAGGAAGCGGATAGGAGCCATTTGTATGTATCATTTTCTAACCTCTAAATATAATAGCATGTCTTCGTATTACTCATCTGTTTCTCTTGAGGGAGGGCCCAAATTCCTGAGTCAGCAGGTACAGTTCAAAAGCGCGTCGGAAGTCACTGAGATGAAGAAACGCGCAGCGGTCAATCAGTATTACCGGAATTATCCTCAGTCGCAGAAAGCGGCGTATGCGAGTACGTATACGACGTTTGCAGCGGGTGCGGACTACAATGTACAGAAGGGAGCTCGGGGAGTCTCGTGGAGTCCTACGTGCTGCACGAACACCAACGGGTTTGTCCAGGCCAATAACTCTACAATCTTCCCCAGTGGCGAGAAGCGGACGCCTAACATGAATGTTGCTCGGAATGCCGTGATTAACAACCCTCAGTAAAAGGCGGCTCCGGGCGCTTCTGTACTTTCCTTCATCTTCGGGATCTTGGTGTACTGTGAGAACCGATCCATAAACGGAACTGGCGGGATCGGGTACAGCTCCGTAATAGAATTACTCTTCGTCATTGCCCGAGCAATCACCTTACGTGTTTGTGCCCCAATCCAGTCGTATCCGAAGCGAACGCTCATGTACGAATGAATCAGAACCGCAATGACCAGAACGCCAATGAGGATATACGGAAGGTTCTTATACATTATTCATACCGTATAACATAATATAGCAAGTATGCCAGGCGGTCTTGTTCAGCTGACTGGGTTCGGCGCCCAGAACGTTTTTTTGAATGGGAACCCGTCCATGACCTATTTCACGAAGATGTACAAGCGCCACACAAACTTTGCGATGGAGCATTTCCACCTCCCTCCGATGAACGTGACCGACACAAATCTCCCAATTGCCGGAACGAAGACGTTTCGCTTCAAGGTTCCTCGCTACGCCGACCTGCTTCACGACTGCTATCTGTGTGTTGACCTTCCCGATATTTGGTCACCCCTAGCGGTGATTGACGCCACAAACAATATCGCCAGAGAGTTCCAGTTTCAGTGGATTCGGAATATTGGGTACAATATGATTCAACAGGCATCCGTAACGCTGAACGGAACTCCGATCGTTACGATGACGGGGGAATGGATGAAGATTGCGAGTTATCTCAAGCACGATGCGACCAAACGAGTGATTCTTGATAAGATGGTCGGGAATACGCCCGATATGCACGATCCTGGAAACAAGGCGGGGCTTTTCAATCAGTACCCCAACGCAATCAATATCGATGGCGTGAATGCCCCTGCGCCGTCTATTGCCGGTCGGCAGCTCAATATCCCTCTCCCTTTCTGGTTCTGCGAAGAGATTGGTCAGTCTCTCCCCCTCGTCTCCCTCGTACAGTCTGAGGTGGAGATCCAGATAACATTCAACAATATCTACAATCTGTTCACGATCATTGATGTAAACCCCGCAAATATTGGTACACCGTCGTTTCTAACCCGAATCGTCGGAAATCCTGCGGACGCACACCGTGGAATGCAGAATTTTCTATCGTACCCCGATCTCCAAGGGAACCCAACCAACCCGTCCCTACAGAATTGGAATTTTAATCCATACATTGAGGCCAACTATATTTTCCTGACGGACACGGAACGTGCTCACGTTGCGGCGTATGAAAAATCGTTCTTGGTAACCCAAGTTCGCTACGTCCGAAACGATAAGCAGTACGGATACAACGATGTCCCGATTCCGATGTACAATTTATGTACCCGCATCGTGTCTCTCTTCCAGCGGGAAGATCGTATTCTTCTGAACGATTGGGATAATTATACGAACTGGGACAATATCTATTACCCCCCCGTAAATCCGCTCGTTCTCCCTGCGAACGCGTTCTCGCCTCTCCCCCCTGTGCAGTTTTATTCGTCGGGGATCCAGTTATTGAATAACATGATTGCCCAGGACATTATGCAGGAGGGAACGGTAGTTCTAGACGGAGCTGAGCGCTTGAATACCAAGAATGTTAACTTCTTCCGCCTCATCCAGAATTACAAGTTTTCCAAAGGCGACACAACCACGCTTCCCGGAATCAATCTCTACTCCTTTGCTCTAGATCCCAACACAATCACCCAACCATCGGGAACGATGAACGGGTCAATGTTTAATCGTACGAATCTCCAGTACACGCTCCTAGTTCCACCGACGGTGACGAGCATGATCGATGCATCCGGGAATACTGTACCTGTATCAAGCCCGGCGGCGATATGTATTATCAAAGGCACAGAATTCAATCCTGTCCCCACTCAGGTTCCTATAGGTGCCACGGTATCTCCGGGCCCCGGCATTCCTCCTCTCCTCCAGGCCGGCCAGACTCTCACAATTATCCCGCCCAGTACACAGTTCAATTTCCAGTATGGTGCATACTCGTCCACAATTTACATAGAATCGTACAACTTCCTGAAGGTTACAAATGGACAGGGTAATCTCGTGTTCTCTACATAATAATAAGAACAATGAACACAGACGACCCAATTGCTGATGTTCCTCCCGAGGAGTCGGCGACAGCCATTAATAAACCATCCGTATCATCCGCAAGTGGGTACCTTGGGTACACTCTCCTCCTCATCCTGCTCCTAGTCTACTCTCGGGCTGGATGGTATGCGGTGGAAACCATCGTGTTTGGGAAATTTCCAATTATGAAACCTTATTCTAGCCTATTCTTAGTCGTATGGTTTATCCCTATTCTGGGACTTCTGGCGTCTATCATTGTTCCGTCGGCGGGAGGAATGTTTGGATGGGCCATCGCAACTGCAGTATTTGCCGCTGTCCCCATGTTTGGTGGGTTCATCTATGTTGTCCTTTTTGGCCTTCCTCCGGAGACGTACGAATACATTAACGGGCTTTTTACATCATCGGCACCAAAAGTGTAGCATCCTCCGTGACCTCTTTCTTGAGAAGAGGGTTCGCGGCATCGAGTGTGAGAAGTTCATCCATGGCCTGTTGCGGGTTCTCAAAGTTGCGGAACAGGATCTGATTGACTTCGGCCGGGCTCCACTTCTCATCGAGTTCGGCACGAGACCATAATTCGTGGTCCAAATCTTTGATATCGTAAAATCCTTCAATCATTTCACGGAGAACGGTGCGAGAACACTTCTTGAAATGAATGATCATATCAATACGTCCCGGGCGAATCAGGGCCCGATCAAAGCGTTCGGGGAAGTTTGAGGTAAACACCAAGATGCGGCCGCTGGACTCCAGAGTTCCATCTAGGAGATTAAGGAGGAAGGAAAGGTCAATGGGGTCCTTGATAATATCATCGTCCATCTCGGGCATAAAGGGATCCTTGGGAGCCGCGGCGAGTTCAGGCTTCTTCCACTCGCGCTTCAGGAGAACGTCGCCCATCGCATCGGCGTCCTCAATGATGTAGAGACGTTCGGAAATGGGGATAGTATACTTCTCCAGAACCGTTCCGTTGAACACGTGAATATCGTCACTGAAAAAGAGGTGACGAAGCTGAGTCTTGGTCTTGATTTCCGACAGCTGGATATTGATCGGGTGACGACGGGCGACATTCGCAATGGCCTTGATTTCCGAAGTCTTGCCCGTTCCCGGATCTCCGTGGAAGAGGAACCCCAGAGTATACGGAATTCCCTTCTTCTCGTACCACGACCGCTTATCCAGGAAAAAATTGACGCGCTTCTTCACGACTGGCTGTTCCTCAAAATAAACGTTCTCAAATGTGCGTGTCGTGGAAAACTTGTGCTTAGTGTACACCAAGAAATTCTGAGGGAGGGGGTTCTGATTCGAACGCTTCTTCTTTCCCTCAACAATCTGATCGAAAAAGTAAAGATTATTTCCCAGCTTGTTCAGCATCCGGCGTTCGTAATCCTGATTGCAAGAATCCACAAACTTCTGAAGAGCTTGGATCGGATGGTCGTACGAAAGGAGTTGGAACTTAATGTTCTTAATATTTCCGTCGTCTACATCCACATGCGTAAGACGGAAATAGATGTCTTCATCTAGGCGTACCTCTTCAAATTCGTACGGAAGGTAATCGTGGTTCGCAATAGAGAGGAGGCGCTTTGTATTGGGAGAACAGGACACAAAGTGAATAACAGCGTCCATACGGGTCAGGAAAGCGGGGGCTGCACCCTTATTGTTCTGAGGAGGCGGTCCACGTTCACACTCGATCACAGCCGAAGGTTCGCGACCAGAATAGGCGGTCTTGGAAGGGCCACGGTAGGACCACACCCACGGAGGGATGCGCTCGTACAGAGAAATACCCAGCCAGGCGAGAAGAGGACGAAAGCTATTTCCGCTTGTCGTCATCACCTGATAAAGCATAGACATCTTTAAAAGATCTTGTAAAGATGCCATTGCTTGAAGGGGATATTTTGGGTTCAAAAATTTAACTTACTTACTTATCGCTGTAGGCACTTGTCGAGGGTCGGAATACCTTCATGGACCGGCTTGGATCGCTTGAGACGAAGCTGCTGAGACGCCTTATTCACTGTCTCGTTCGATAGAGATACATAGGACTTCACATCACGGACCGATGCCTGGGTGTTCACAGATGGCATGTATAGGCGAACAGGGGGCATCGCCAACTGAAGAGGCTTTGAACAATGATTCACAAACTCGCGATACTGCTGAATATCTAAGTTTCCACCAAAGATTCGTAGGACACGCTTATCGGGTGCAGGTTGAATATCCTTATCGCCGTACAGCCGACGATAGAATGTACGAAGAAGGGAGTGCCGGAGCCACCGCTCAGATTCAGTACTGTGGGGCTCCCGGTAAATAGCCGCCAATGCGCACTCTGGGCTACAGTAGTTCCCCTCGGCGGTATAAAAGTTCGTGTAAGAATCGTAGTGCGTAGGAATCACAAAGGAATCGCCGGGAACCGAATAGCAACACCACAGACACGCAGATCCTTTCGGATACGACGTTGAGAGAGACAGCTTGGCCATCAGATCATGAATTACCGCCTCGTCAAAACGACGCTCCTGAGTCTCTGTTGTCTGGAGGATATCGGAATACTGGGTCGGACCACCCGTAGCCGCAATCGGAACATCAACGCGCTCCTCGTCGAAGTCAAACTCCTTTCCTATTCGCAGGAAGAAGATCACGGGCGGGAGTTCTACCTTTGGAGTTTCGTCTATAACCTTCTTGGTTGACTTCTTTCCTTTGGCTGGAGGCATTTGAATGAATATGTCTTTTCTGTGTAAAACGGACAGCCGTTTTGTCTAGCTGGGGGAGGGTACACCCAGAACCAAGAATGGCTGAAGCATACAAGAAGCACACGCACCGCGAGCACATCCTTTCGCTGCCCGACACCTATGTCGGGTCTATCGAGACCACGTCGGAA